TGGTTATGGAAATTGAAAAGCGGGAAGATGATGGAACCGGCGATTTATTCCTTGAGGGATATTTCGCTATTTTTAATTCCAATTATGAGTTGTGGCCAGGCGCCAGTGAGAGCATTGCGCCCGGGGCTTTTACTGAGTGCATAAGCGGTGATGTCAGAGCGTTGTACAATCATGACACAAATTTAGTTTTAGGCCGCACCGGAGCCGGTACGCTTGAATTGCGTGAGGATTCCCACGGGCTCTGGGGCAAGATTAAAATTAATCGCAATGATACAGATGCCATGAATGCCCACACCCGGATCATGCGGGGCGATGTCACCCAGTGTTCATTCGGGTTTGATATTGAAGCCGAAGAGTTTAGAGACAACGGTGATGGAACCTGTCATTGGACCATCACAAAGGTAAACCCGTTATATGAAATTTCGCCATGCGTGTTTCCCGCCTATAAGGAAACAACCGTTTCCGCACGTAAGGAAGATTTTGAAGATATCAAAAAAAGACAGCATGAAGCGTGGCAGCAACAAATGAAATCAAAAATTAAAGGAGGTCAGTAATGGCTTTAAAAGTATTAATGCGGAAAAAGGCGCTGACAGAAAAACAAAAAGAATTGTTAGAGCTTCGGAAGACATCGGAAACATTCCCGACCCGGGAGATTAATCTGGAAAAGGCAATCGAAGAGGCCGAAACCGAAGAGGAAAAAAAGGTCGTTGAAGAAGAGGTTGAAAAGTTTGAAGCTGATAAGGCCGAAAATGAAAATGCAATAGCAGAAATTGAGACTGAAATTGCTGGCATCGAAGCAGAGATTGAAGAGATTGAAAGATCCGCACCCGTTGGCGCACCAGCAGAACCACCAAAAAACAAAGAAGAAAAGAGAGGTAACATTATGCCAATGAACACCAGAAGATTTTTCGGAATGACACCAGAAACAAGGGATGCATTTCTTGCCCGTGAGGATGTAAGAGACTTTATTGAAGCGGTTCGGGAAATAAAAACAAGAGGCATCACAAACGGGAGCCTGTCTGTTCCGGAAGTAATGCTGGAACTTTTACGGGACAACATGGAGCAGTACTCAAAACTTACAAAATACGTAACCTTAAAGCCAGTTGGCGGAACATCCCGGGAAAACATTATGGGAGCCGCTCCTGAGGGCGTATGGATGGAAGCAGAGGGCGAACTCAACGAACTTGATATGTCACTAAACCAGATTGAGGTTGACGGTTATATGGTCGGTGGAATCATCTGGATCCATAACAATCTATTAAAAGATAGCGATATTGCACTTGGCAGCGAAATTATGGATCAACTGGGTAAAGCCATCGGAAAAGGTGTTGATAGAGCGTTGCTGTTCGGAACGGGAACAAAGATGCCGGTTGGTATTGTAACCAGACTTGCCCAAACAGCGGCACCATCTAACTGGCCGGCATTTGCCCCAGCGTGGACAGATCTGCACACCACAAACATTAAAAAACTAAACATCAACGGCACCACTGGCGCTGCATTTTATGCTTCGTTGATTGAGGCCCTTGGCGTGGCAGCCCCAAATTTTTCAGACGGTAAAGCCTTTTGGGTAATGAACAGAAAAACGCACATTAATTTAATGACAAAAGCCCTGGCGTTTGATGCCGCCGCTGCCCTGATCGCTGGTGTTAACAACCAGATGCCAATCATCGGAGGAAGCATTGAAGAAATTGAACTTGTTGGCGACAATGAAATTATCGGCGGATTTGGTTCTGTTTACATTCTGGCAGAACGTGAAGGATCTGCAATTGAAAAATCAGAGCATGCCAGATTTGCACAAAACCAGACAGGATTTAAGGGCTATGCCCGTTATGACGGGATGCCTGTTTTTGGTGAGGCTTTCGTGATGGTATCATTCGATAATACCGACGCAGCCACAACCTCAACATTTGAAACTGACTACGCCAATACCGAACTGGGAGCCTTGGCGGTAACATCTGTTGCGGGTACCCTTGCCGGTGATACATTAATTACAGTGGCCGGAGCTGAAGCCAGCGGAACAACCCTGGGTTACAAAGTCCTCGGTAAAGCAGCAGCGGTTAAATCCGGTGATCCAAGCACTGGTTACACAGCCTTTACCACACCGGACGATATTACCGCAGCAACCGGTAAGGTTATTACCATTGTCGAATTTGACGCCGCTGGACGGGCCATTAAAGTCGGTACCTGCAGCGTAGTGGCAAAAGCCTAGTTTCGGGAGGTTAAATGATGCAGGATGATCTATTACTGACAATGCTTAAGCAGGATCTTGAAATCCTGCATACGGTTAAAGATGACTACCTGAAAAACTTAATCAGAACGGCCCAAAGGATGATTGCTCGGGAGGGCATTACCCTGGCCGATGATTTCGAGGACAACGGTATTGTTGTGATGTACGCCGCCTGGATGTACCGGAAACGGGCGGCTCCTGATTCGGCAATGCCCCGGATGATTCGGGCGGCAATGAATAATAAATTATTCGCCCAGAAAGCCACGGTGATTACCGATGTTTGATGGGGGACTGGTAAAGATCTATAAGATTGGTAATGTGAGTAACCCTGGCGATACGCCGGTGGAGGGACTCACATTTTACCAGTCTTTTTATTTTGAAGAAAAAACAATCGGTATGACCAGAGCATACGCCGCCATGCAAGCCGATTCAAAGATCGACCGTTTAATTAGTATCTGGCAAGACCGATCAGTGACCGATAAATGTGTTTGTGCTATTTTTGATGGATCGCAGTTTGAAGATGAGATAGAAGTAGGTGTTCAGTATCGAATTGTCCGGGCAGAACACAAAACGAACAATGACGGCCTCCGGATAAGTGATTTGACACTGGAAAGATTGGACGGTGGACTGTATGACATTAGCTGATGTTAAAAATGCGTTATTGGGTGTTTTGCCGGGGAAAGTACACCATAACATCGCAGAGCCAGGTGAAGAGGCCCCATACATCGTATGGGCAGAGGATGGCCAGTCCGATTCCCTCCATGGTGATGAAATTATGACCGATCAGGTTATCGAGGGAACCATTGATCTATTCAGTAAGATTGAGTATGATCCGCTATTTGCCGGAATCCAGACTGCGTTAAATGATGCCGGGATCCCTTTCAGGCTTAATTATTCGGGATATGAAACAGATACAAAACTATTCCATAACGAATGGGTGTGGAATATCGAAACAGAGGTGGCTTGATGGCAACGGCAAAATTTATGGCTGGAGAAGAATTTGCACTGAAACTATCACGGTGCTCAACGGACATCGAAGCGATCGCAAGAAAAGCGATATACGCCGGCGCGAAAATAGTAGCCGACAGGATGAAAATAAATCTGGAATCGGTTTTATCCGAAGAGGCCACCGGGCAGCTGGTAGAAGCCATGGGCATTACCCCGATTGGGTTAAGAGCCAGTGAATGGTCAGCGCACATCGGGTTTGATGGCTATGATCGGGAGGGAGTGGCGTTTCAATTAATTGCGCGGGTTCTGGAATCTGGCACAAGCACAAGGCCAAAGAAGCCGTTCATGCGAAAAACAATGAACCAGGTTAAGAATCAGGTGGTTGAGGTCATGAACCAGACCATCGATGAAGAAATGAGAAAAATATTTGGCTAAGGCACCCGCGAGGGTGTCTATTTTATTTATAAGGAGAATTTGAAAATGCAAAAAATGAATTTACAACTATTTGCGACAAACAGCCCAATTACCGGGGTTAAGAAACTTGTCTACGCAATTATGACAGATGAAGAAAACGAGACATACGGACCAGTAAAATCGGCCCCGCCATTGATAAATATTAAGGTTGCGCCAAAGTCTGACAGCGCAAAATTGTACGCCGACAATGATGTATCAGAAATCGAAACCTCTCTGGGTGACATCCCTGTTGATTTCGAAACAAAGGACATGCCGCTGGAAGTCCAGGCGGATTTCTTCGGGCACGATCTGGATCCGGAAACAGGCCAAATGATCTATAACACAAATGACTATGCGCCATATCTGGCCATTGGCTATATGCGAACCAAAGCCAATAAGAAAAAAAGATATGTGTGGCTTTATAAGGTTAAATTCGAGGAAATTTCCGAAGAATCAAAAACCCGTGAAGACAAGCCAGCATTTCAAACACCCAAAACAACCGGGACAGCGATTGCAAATAAAAACGGCGATTGGAAAGCAGTAGCTGATCAAGATTCTGGAACAACACCGGCGACCGATGCATACCTCCGCTGATACTGTAGCGCCTACCGTTACCAGCGTCCCCGCTGATGCTGCAACCGGTGTAATCGGAACAGCCAACATCGTCCTGACGTTTGATAAAGCAATCCAGGTATCGACCGCTACGTCGGCCAACATCTTTATCATGAAAGCGGACGGTACCGCAGTACCGTCAATCGTGACGATTAACGAAACAAAAACAGTCGTGACGCTGGATCCGGTAGCAACGCTGACCGCCGGCGATTACATGTTAATTGCAACAACCGGGGTAAAGAACACCGCCGGAACAAATATGGCCGCCAATTACGTGGCAAACTTCACAGTTTAATTATCAGGGGCTTAACGGCCCCTGTTTTATTTTAGAGAGGAATTATAGTTATGAAAATCAAATTAGGCGACAAGACATTTCACACCAAAGAATTGACCTTTGGCGATTTATATAAAGCAAACGAATTTATCAAGTATTTCAACGATGGCGCATCCCATGGTCAAGACATGGCGGAAGAATTTGGAAAGATCACCGATTACCTGGTCGATTTATTCCGGGGCCAGTTTAAAGCAGAAGACGTCTATGAAAAATTGCCGAATAAGGGCAGTATCCCAATGATTTTAGGGTTGGCGGCTCAGGTGAAAATTGAGTCAAATGAGGAAATCACACCAAAAAACGACCAAGCGATACCGGCGGAGAGCTGATATCGCTGGAAGATTTTGTCAAAGAGTTTTATATTGCCAGGTTAAAAGAGGGGTGGAGCATCGAAAAGATTGATAATACACCCATCGGGCGGTACATGAGCTTGATCCACTATAAATACGAAAAAGAAATTATTGAACAGGTCAAGGCCCTTGACGACGCCGGCTTGTAGGAAGGAGGTAGTAGATGGCATATGATGCAGGGTTAAAGGTCGGGGTTGATGGCGAACAGGAGTTTAAGAGTTCGTTAAACGGATTAAACAGCGATTTAAAATTGTTCGGTTCGGAACTTAAAGCCGTTACCGCAGAGTTTGGGCGAAATGATAAATCGATCGAAGGGTTAACCGCTAAAAACAAGATCTACGGTAAAGAA